GTAAAAATGCCGGTTTGAAATGTTCATTGGTCTAAAATGAGCGGCGGTCTAAACTTTTGCTAGTTATTCTTTTTAAGGAAGGAATGTTTCGTAGAAGGTGGACACCTGCTACGTATGAACCGGCGGCAACTGAATCAAAGATTACTATCTATGATTTTGGTGCGCATTGTGGAGAAATGATAAATGGTGAATGGTCATGTTGGGAAATTCATTCAAGAACGCGAAATGAACTTGGTGAAATTGTGGAGGAACTCAAAGAAATGCCGCAGGATTGGCTACCCTTTCAACCCTTTACTCAGCAGTTGTATTCTGGGGAGATTCTACAGGGAGGCTTTCGGGTTCGGGGATGGTCTGTTCAGACTGAACCTCTTTTTGAGCAGAGCCCTTCTCAATTG